TACCAGGCCGAGCTCAAAAAGGTAATGGACCGAATAGAAGAGGCGTTGGCAAACAGAAAGGAATGCATGAGCACAGAAGGGGGTAAGCGTCTTGCTCTTCTGTATGACATGCGAAATAGCCTCTGTTTCTCCCTGAAGGAATTGACAAAGGATTGATATTTATTTTAAAGCGTGGTGGTGATGTGTGGCAAAACGCTTGACAGATAGGCAAAAAAAGAAAATAGTGGCCGATTATTTGGAAAGCGAGAGCTTTAACGCTACAGCAAAAAAAAACGGTGTTTGCGGGCAAACCGTGCGTCGAGTTATAGAAGGATCTCAAGGAATCTCAGAAAATCTCAAACGAAAAAAAGAGGAAAACACCGCGGACATTCTCGCGTATATGGAAAGCCAACGCGGTGTTGTGTGCGAGATCATTGGCAAGGGACTAGCGGTATTAAACAGCCCAGAAAAGCTGGAAACGGCCACGCCTGCACAGATTACAACAGCCATCGGCACGCTGATTGATAAGTGGGCAATGGTTTCCGGAGAGCCTGCTGATGCGATAAAAGAGGATGGCTTAAGCAAGAGTCTAAAAGAAATGGCGGAGGAGCTGGAGAGTGATGATTAGCGCAAAACAAAAGAAAATTCTCGCTTTCTCTTATTCCAGCTATGACGCAATTATATGCGATGGCGCAGTCCGCTCCGGCAAGACCTCCATTATGATGTGGGCGTTTGTCGGCTGGGCCATGCGGGAATTTAGCGGTCAAAGATTCGGCGTTTGCGGGAAGACCGTAGACAGTGCGAGTAAAAACATCGTTGTTCCCTTTATCTCCATGAGTCTTGCTAAAGAGCGCTATGTTCTACGCTGGCGAAGATCAGACAAAATCTTAGAAGTGCGCCGTGGAGCCGCAATCAATTTCTTTGAAGTATTTGGAGGTAAAGATGAGAGCAGCGCGGCGCTTATTCAGGGCCGTACATTGGCCGGGGTGCTGCTGGACGAGGTAGCGCTCATGCCGCGTTCTTTTGTTGAGCAGGCATTGGCCCGGTGCTCTGTAGAGGGGGCTAAAATGTGGTTTTCTTGCAACCCTGGTAGCCCGCAACACTGGTTTTATCTTGAGTGGATAAAGCGGCGCGAGGAGCACAACGCTTTGTATCTGCACTTCACCATGCAAGATAATCCAGGACTTAGTAATAAAATTATAGAGCGATATGAGTCTATGTTCTCTGGTGTGTTCTACGACCGTTATATTCGGGGCTTATGGGTATTAGCAGAAGGACGGATTTATGACATGTTCCGGAAAGAAAGGCATGTCGCAGCCTCCCCGCCCGGAGCGTGCGGCCTGTACTACATTAGCATGGATTATGGCACGCAAAACCCCACCGCCATGCAGCTTTGGGGGAAGCATGGCGGCGTTTGGTATGCTCTGCGCGAATATTACTACTCGGGCCGGGAGCGGAAGAAGCAACTCACGGATGAGGAATATTATACAGCGCTGGAAAATCTTGCGGGCCCCCTCCCCATTCGCGGGGTGATTGTGGACCCATCCGCGGCGTCTATGATTGCATGCATTCGCAATCATGGGCGCTTTTTAGTGTTCCCAGCGGACAACGCCGTGTTGGATGGTATTCGGGTGACAGCCAACGCCCTCCAGAGTGGAAAAATCAAGATCTGTGAAAGCTGTGAAAACACCGTGCGGGAATTTGAGGCGTATGTATGGGACGAAAAGGCCGCCGGCCGGGGCGAGGACAAGCCGCTGAAAATAAACGACCACGCAATGGACGCCATGCGCTATTTCTGCATGGAGGTATTTGGGCGGCACAGCCCGCAATTTGTGTCAATAGGAGGAAAATAAATGTTGACCAGCCTGGATTTTTTAAAAGCGGGAGAGCAATGGCCGCCAAGATCGGAGAAATACCGTTTGGATAGATATCAGGATAACCGGGCTCTTTTCGAGGACGATCATGCCGAAGTGTACAAGGAGCAGTTCAAACGCATTGAGCGGGTGATCGGAAACTTTTCTCAAGTGGTTTCTTATGCAGTGTTATTCAACTATCAGAAGCTAATCTCGTTGAAAATTGCCGACCTAGTGTTTGGCGAGCCTCCCAAGATTACGGTAGCGGACGAAAAAATCCAGAAGGCCGTGGACGAGATTTTGGTTGAGCAGGAGGTGCTCAATGCGGCCTATGAAGCTGCGATCGATGTAAGCCGGTACGGGGATGGGCTGCTCTTACTGTCCAATCAGGAAAACATGCCGGCGGTAACGGCTTCCAGTCCGGCCCACTGGTTCCCGGTAGTGGACGCATGGAATTTAAAACAGATTCGCTTTCACGTATTCGCCTGGGCTTATCCGCTGGATTCAGAAGGCGAAAAGTGGGAGCTGAAGGTTCAAATACACAATCCCGCAGAACCTTCCTCCTGCGAACAGCACCGCTACAGCCTGGAAGGAATTAAAGGGGCCTGGAAAATCGGACGTGAGATTGCCCGCCCGGAGGAGGCGTTGCTGGAGACCAAGCTCCCCGTCTGCCCGGTGTTTCGGGTTTCCAATGTCAAGACAACGGACCGCCTGTTTGGAATCGACGACTACCAAAGCATTGACAGCATTGTCTCTGAGCTTATGGTGCGCGTGTCGCAGATCAGCAAAGTGCTCGACAAGCATGCGAACCCCAGCATGAGCGGCCCGGAGGGTGCAATGGAGCTGGACAACGCCACCGGGGAATGGCGTTTTAGAATCGGCGATTATTACCCGAGGAGAAGCAACGATGAACCGGACGTGAACTATATCACCTGGGACGCCTCTATGGACGCCAATTTTAAACAGATTGAGATTTTGACAAACCAGCTCTATACCATTTCAGAAATGGGCAGCGCCATTTTTGGCGATGTCACCGGGAAAACGGGAGAGGTCCCCAGCGGGTCCGCTCTGCGCCGGCTGATGATGTCGCCGCTTGCCAAGGCCCGCCGGGTGTCCAACAGCTTCGACCCCGTCTTGAAAAAGCTGATTTCCGCTTGCGCGGCTTTGAAGGGCATTGCCGTTGACGCCAAGGATATTACCATCACCTGGAACGACGGACTGCCGGATGATGAGGCTGAGAATGCCAATATTATGGCTGTCCGAACCGGGAACCGTCCCACCATCAGCCAGCATACCGCCATTCGCAGGCTGGACGATATGTCCGAAGAGGAGGCGGCGGCGGAGCTTGATGAAATCCGGGCGGATGACGCGGCGGCGGACATGGGCAGTGCGCCTCCAGCGGAAACCGAAAACGAGAGCTTTGAGGAAAAACCGCCGGAGGAGCTCCTGCCTGGCGGGGATGAAGCGTGACAGCGGCGGAAGAGCTGGAGAAGCTCTATGAAGCGGCGGAGAGAAAGCTGGTTGAAATAATTGCCCGGAAGGCGAGCGCCGGCTCGGCGGCAGCTTATGAAAGGCAGATATTAAAGCAGGTTTCCGCGGAACTGAAGAAGCTTCGCCGGGCCACGCCGGAGCTTGTGCGGCAGATGGTGCTGAGCGGCTACCGCGCCGGGCTTGAAGGCGCGGTGGAGGACATCTTAAAGGTTGACCTATCCCTCCCCCATTCATACAATCTTTTTTCAAGGGTAAATACCCGTCAAATTGACCTTATTGTACAAAACACGGTCGACAGCCTGACAAAAGCAACCCGCATTGTCGGGCGCAGGATGGAGGATGAAATCCGGGCGGCGGGCCTGCGCGCCGCCGCGCTCAAAGAGGCAACCGGCGGCACGGTGGGAGATATGCAGAAGGATCTGGAAAAGCGACTGCTGGGCCTGGACCTGCGCCAAGCCGGCGGGAAAATAGGCGTCCGATACAAAAACGGGAAAGTGGTTTCGCTGAAGGATTATTCCAAGATGGTCGCGCGAACCACCACGGCGGAGGCGCAGAACAAGGCCAAAATTGTACAGGCGGAGGAGTGGGGCTATGATTTGGCCGAATGCACCACCCACGCCCCGACCTGCGAGGTCTGCGCCATGTACCAGGGCCGGGTGTATGCCCTCACAAAGGAAGCCGCGAACGGCAAACACAAGGGGCCTGGCGGTGAGCCGCTGCGCTTCCCCTACCTTTACGACACAGCCCTTGTCCACGGCTATGAAACCATTCATCCAAACTGCCGGCACCGTTTTATTATTAAGCCGCCACAGGCCTATACAAAAGTGGAGCTGGAGAAATTATCCCGGCATAGCATGCAGCCTTTCCGGGACACCCGCAGCGACGCGGAGCGCAAGGCGTACGCCAAGGAGCAGGCCGTCAACCGGGCAAGGAACGCCGACCGCCGGGAATGGGAAACATACAGGCGCGCCCTCCCGGACGAGGCCTATGCCAGGTTTTCAGATTTCAGGCGCGCTAAGCAGGCAAATTCCCAGCAGTATCAGGAGCTGAAATCAAATTTTCAAAAACAAAATAGATATTCCCAAAATATTAACTCATATGAAGAAACTGCGCAAAAAATTTTTAGCCTTAGTAAGGAAAAATACGGTGAGGGGGTGACAATGAGTGCCGCTAGTAGTACACTAGACTCGGACGACGAAAAGGCTATTTATGATTACATGTCCTCAGGAGTTGCCTATAGCTTAAATGCTTCTCTCCGCTCGGGAATTCCTTTATCAGAACAGCAGGAACTCATAAAACAAAATATTGATAAGGCTTTATTAAAACTTCCAGATTACACAGGCGTTGTTTATCGTTCTTTATCCAGCGAATACTTGGATGTGTCACAATTTTTTAGAGATCATAGTGAGGGGAATTTGATTCGTTATGATGCATTTACGTCTACCAGTAAAGAAATTTATGACGAAACAATGGATATACAAATAGTTATGAAGGTAAAGCACGGGAAGGATATTTCTAAATGGAATGATAATGAATCCGAAGTTCTGTTGCCAAGGGGAACACGTTTTTGTGTTATTAAGACAGATGGAAAGACGATTTATATGGAGGAATTATAATGGAATCAGACATGAAAACAAACCGTTTCTATTTTACGCCAGCATATACTTTACCCAAATGTAATGTTTGTAAGCATTATCAGAGATATGGCAAATGCGAAGCTTTCCCTAATGGAATTCCAGTTGAGGTCTTAGACCAAGAAAATGTTTATCCATCATGCAACGGAAAGGATAGTTTCCACTTTGAAAAAAGAGAATGATTTTTACGACAATTACTCCTGTAGGATCACATTTAAATACACTTGAATGGGCATTAACCGCCCGCCGTAAGGCAAGGCGGTATTTTTATGCCCATTGATCCCCGCGAAAAAGCGTTGCCCGGGAGGCGGCGCTTTTTTATATATTTTTAGAAATTGCGCCTGGCGCGCAAAGGAGGAAACAGCCAGATGCTGAAACCAATGAATATTCAACTGTTCGCCGGGGAAGGCGAAGAAAACACCGCGCCGGAAACGGCGGGCAAAACCTACTCGGAGGACTACGTGCACAGCCTCCGGAATGAGTCCGCCGGGTACCGGACAACCGCCAAAATGTACGAGGGAGCCCTGCGTTCCGTTTTGGGCCTGGGCGACGGCGAGGAAATCGGCGACCTGAACAGCCGGCTTTCCAGCTACCGGCAGGCCCTGAAGCAAGAGCAGGAAAACACCTTGAAAGCAGCCAACAGCCGCCTGGTAGCGGCGGAGCTTCGCAGCCTTGAGGGCTACGATCAAAAGCTGCTTGCAAGGCTGATTGACCTGTCGGGCGTACAGGTTGACGGCCAGGGCAACGTGTTGGGCGTTAAAGAGGCGGCAGAGGCCGCCGCAAAGGAGTTCCCGGCGGTAAAGGTCGCCCCGCGCGCCCAGTACGCCCCGCAAAATCCAGCCGGGCCGGAGCTGCCCGAGATGACGCCGGAGGCCTTTAAAAAGCTCTCCTATGGCGAGAAGTATGAATTTAAGCAAAAACATCCTGAAGAGTACAGAAAAATGATTGGAGGAAAATAATTTATGGCAGGTACATTTCTTGGGTTCCCTTTTGACGAGGAACTGTTTTACGACTCCTGGGGAGAAGCGCCCGACCCAGTGAGAACCGCTATTGTCGACAGCGGCGCAATGGTCAGCGATAGTGTTATTTCCGCTCAGATTCAAAACAAAGGCAATCTCTATACCATTCCGTTTTATAACGTGCTAGGCGGCGATCCTGTCAACTATGACGGGCAGACGGATATTACTTCAACCGAAACCGACGGCGGCAGCCAGACAGGCGTCGTCTTTGGACGCGCCAAAGGTTTTACGGCCCGGAATTTTACAGCCGAGTTGGTAGGAAACGACCCAATGGGGCATATTGCGAAAAGCGTCGCCCGCTTCTGGAATAAATACCGCCAGGGCGTGCTGCTGAAAATCCTTGCGGCTGTAACGGGTATTACGGGCGCGTCCGGCAACGCAAAGGTGTGGCACGACACACATATTGCCGACCTGGGCTCTACAACGGCCACACCGTACACCATTGGCGAAACCGACCTAAACGACTTGGCTACACAGGCGCTGGGCGATAACAAAAGCTTGTTTTCTCTGGCTATTATGCACTCCAACGTAGCAAAGACGCTGGAGAACAAGCAACTTCTGGAATATTGGAAATATACCGACGCAAGCGGAATCCAGCGCCCGATGAACATTGCCAGCGCGAATGGCTACACCGTTGTGGTAGACGATGGGGTTCCGGTTGCACAAGTCGGCGGGTCCGGAGACAACAAGGCGCTGAAAAAATACACGACCTACATCCTGGGGACGGGCGTCCTCCGCACGGCGGGCGCCAGGCTGGACCGTCCCAACGATGTTGACTATGATCCGGCTAAAAACGGCGGGCAGGAGACGCTTTATACCCGTATCCGCGAAACAATCCACCCGAACGGATTCAGCTTTAAGGCGCCTTCCTCCGGCTGGACAGAGTCCCCCACGGACGCACAGCTTGCGGCAACCGCCAACTGGTCGCTGCAATTTGACCCTAAGGCCATTCCAATTGCTTCGTTGATTACCAACGGCTAACGGGAGGAGATTGCTTTGCTGGTTGCCGGCGAGAATACCTACATCTCTACAGAGGAGGCGGACGGGCTTTTGCAGGGAGAGGCTGGAGAGGAACGCTGGAAAGCCCTCACGGATGAAAAAAAAGCGGGATATTTGAAAACAGCGGCACGGCATATAGATTCCCTCCGGTATGCGGGCCGCCCCAATCAGCCGTGCCAAAAAATGGCCTTTCCGCGCGCCTTCGCGGAAATCCCCGCGGCTGTCCGTATGGCCCAGGCGTTGGAGGCGCTGGCCCTTTGCGATACCCAGGCCGCCTATCGCAGAGAATTACAGGCGCAGGGCGTTTCCTCCATCAGCCTGGGGAAAGCTTCAGAAAGTTACCAAGGCGTCAACAGTACCGCCTCCTTAAAGCCTCTCCGGAGCACAGAGGCCCTCTTGCTTTTACAGCCCTATCTTTTAGGAAGCGGGGTGATTGTGTGAGCATATGGAGCACACAGTACGCCACAAAATGCGCTGTGTGGCATTGTACAGGGCTTAATAATCAGGGGGATAAGCTTTACAGTCCATCGCTAAAAGCGCCCCCAATACCATTCCTGGCGAGAATGGAGTATGACCGCAGAGAGGTGCTGGATAAGGACGGAAGCCGGGTTATTAGTGAGGCTTATTTATTAACCGATTATAAGCTCTCTTCATTAGACCGTGTTCAGGCGGATGGGCAAAGCTGGACGGTCAAAGCTGTTTCCCCAATCCGTGACATTTCCGGACGGCTCGACCATTGGGAGGCGGCGCTCTGATGGGACACAGGACAAAAATAGCGGAGGGCCAATACCTGCACGGGCTTGACGAAGCGGCAGAAAAGCTTCAAACACTGGTGGATGCTATGGCTGGAGCCAGTGCTCAGGGATTATCGGACGCTTCCCTTTTCATTTTAGGCGAGGCCGCCAAACGGGCGCCGGTTGACACCGGAAACCTGCGGGGCAGCGGCTATGTGGAGCTGGACGGGCAGCAGGTGGCAAAAGGCGCGGAGGGCGGGGGCTGCACCCTCACCGGCGCCGGGCCCGAAGACGCGGCCCACGCCGAGATCGGCTTTAACGCCAAGTATGCCGCGGACCAGCACGAGCAGGTTCACCTTTCCCATCCAAGAGGCGGGCAAGCAAAATATTTGGAATCTGTTTTGGTTGAGGAACAGGAACGGATTTTGGCAACGATAACCGGAAGGGTCGAGGAAGCAATGGGAGGCAGGCATAATGATTGAGGCCTTACAGACGTTTCTGGAAGGAAAGGGCTACACCAACATTTATTTAGACATGCTCCCCGCGGCGGAACGTCAGACAGACGTTATCAGCCTGTTTGAATGGGACCATACCCTGGGCGCAATTAACGACGGGACGGGCGTCCATTATATTCAGCTGCAAGTGCGCCGGGGAAGCTACGCTGAAGCCAAGGCGGTCTGTACAGCGCTTTTTGTACTGCTTGACAGCGGAACAGAGGAAACTGTACTCAACCTAACGCCAGAGGTGTTCTGCATTGCCCGTCCCAGGCGCGCCCCGGTCAAAATGGACGCGGGCAATGACTATACAACATTTTATTATGAACTGGCCTTATGGGGCCGAAACTAAGGAGGAATGCAATTCATGGGCAAGAAATATCTAAAGGGGTTTGCGAACCTCGGCATGCTTCCGGTAACGGAAAACACCAGCGCGGCCTACAAGGTCACCGGAGAGATCAAAAAGTTCCCGGGCGCGCGCTCCTGCTCCCCGACGGATAACCGGGAAGATTTTTCAATTCCGGGCGACGACGGCATTTATGACAGCGGCGCTGAATGGCAGAGCACCGACTTGGTCATTACTGTTAACGAAATGTCCTTAGAGCTGCTGGCGTTTATCGGCGGCGTGGATGTTGAAGATGTGGTGGATGAATTGGAGGAGGGCGTTTTTGATAACCCGCCCGAGCTCGCCATCACCTTTTCGGCCCTGATGGGAACCGGCGGCTACCGCCTTTACCGCTATTATGCAGCGAAGTGCACTGGCTACAGTGTCAGCCACACCACCAAAGGAGACAATAACGACGCGCAAACCTACGAGCTCAATTTTAACTGCAAGCCCCGTGAAATCGACGGGAAAGTACGCGGCACCAAGGACGTGGATAAGGGAACCGCGCTCACTTGGCTTGAAACCATTCCCGCCCTGCCGGCTGTAGACCCCGGCCCCTAACTAAAAAACAGGGAACGGCCTGAAAACCGTTCCCTTTAGGAGGAAAATAAGTATGCTGTTACGGCATTTTTTACATAAAGAGGACCCCAGTCTGAAAATGAGCTTTCCCCAAGAGGAAACGCTTTACGGCGTGCGAATCCGCAAGCTTCCGGTGGGAAAATACCTTCAGGCGATGAATGCAATAGAAGGGCTGCCCGCGGCGCTAATGAAGGCCTTGTTCCCCAACGGCCAGAGCCTGGAACAGATGCTTGCCGTCTTTTCACAGCTGAACACAGAAGGGGCGGCGGCAATTCTATCCCGCCTATTAGGGACGCTCCCGGAAGAGTTTTGCCGCCTTGCCTGCTCTTTGCTCGATATTCCGGAAAGCCGCGTGCTGGACCCGGACGCCACAGACGCCCTGAGCCTGGGCGAACTCACAGAGATTTTGGAGGCTTTCTGGCAAATGAATGATCTGTCCGCTTTTTTCGGGATCGCCCGCCGGCTGATTCAGACAGCGGCGGGGACTCCCGCAGCTGGTTCCAGCGCTGGCTCGCCTGCGCTCAAAACATCGGGCTGACAAAGTCCGAGCTTGTCAATGAATACTACTTTGATGAATTTTTGGTGATGATGGACGAGTATGCCGCTATTCACCACGTTGACATGGACCACAACGAAGAGGTTTATGCAGACGAAATGGAGGAGCTGTGACATGTGACATGCTCCCGCCGCCTAAAGAGGCGGGGGCTTCCTGCTAAGTTATGTTAAAAACGGAGGTTGAAAGAATTTTTTTCAAACCGCCGCCCATATATTAGCGCCACGGCAACCGCAGGCAGCTTAATGCCGCAAAAAAGCGCCCGGAAAACCGGGCGCTTATGTATAAAGGCTATCCAGCCTTTTTGAAAAGTGGAATCTGCACCTGCACCTGTG